GATGACGGCTTCCCTTTTGTAGAGCAAGCTGCTCATCCAGTTATCTCTATCACGATGAAGAATAACATTGACGGTATCTACCGAGTATGGGGACTTTACGACTATGAGCCAGACGATTGCGAAGTTGAAGGAGTTGACGCTATCCAATATATCAAGTGTAAGGATGAAATCGATCTCTTACTCTCTTGGTTATCTTACTGGCACGATCCTCGCTGGTGCCCGGATATTGTTACCGGTTGGAATACTCGTCTATTTGATTTTCCTTACCTTATAAACCGAGTAAAGAATATTATTGGCGGTGATGTCTATAAGAAGTTCTCACCATGGGGTATAGTTGACCAGCGTAATATTATGATGGCTCGTGGTGAAGTTATCGCATTTGAGATGGCTGGTATCCAGCAGTTAGATTACTATGACTTGTTTACTAAGTTTGGATATACCTATGGTATGCAGGAATCATATAAGCTAGATCATATTGCGCATGTAGTCCTCGGAGAGCGTAAGCTCTCCTACGATGAGCATGGTTCTCTGCATTCACTTTATAAGCATGACTTTCAGAAGTTTATTGACTATAATATAAAAGATGTGCAGATTGTGGATCGTCTAGAAGAGAAGATGGGTCTGATTACTCTTGCTATGACTATGGCTTATAGAGGTGGGGTAAACTATTCAGAGACTTTTGGTACTGTGCAGATCTGGGACTCTATCCTATATCGTTTACTGTTTAAGCAGCAGATAGCCTGTCCACCTAAGTTCAGTAAACAAAAAGTTCCTTATCCTGGTGCATATGTAAAAGAGCCTCAGACTGGTATGCATGACTGGGTAGTATCTTTTGACCTTAACTCTCTCTATCCTATGATTATTGTTCAGTATAATATGAGTCCTGAGACTGTACTGGAAGGTAAGCAACATCTTGGATTAGAACCTGTAGATAAACTACTAGGAGGAGAAGAGATTGAAATACCAGAAGGTACTACTATGGCTGCATCTGGTGTTAGGTTTAGTAAAGATCAAGTCGGTATCATTCCTGCTATCATTAAGCAGTACTATGATGAGCGTAGAGTTATTAAGAAAGCAATGCTAGAAGCTCAGCAAGAGTATCAGACTACTCCTACTAAACGTCTAGAGAATAAGATGACTATCTTAGAGAATCAGCAGATGTCTATTAAGATTCTTATGAACTCTCTGTATGGTGCTCTAGGTAATAAGCATTTCCGTTACTTTAATAATCACGTTGCAGAAGCTATTACTACTTCTGGTCAGCTATCTATTCGTTGGGCTGAAGAAGCTATCAATAAAGAGATGAACACTGCTCTGGATACTCTTGGAAAAGATTATGTTATTGCTATTGATACTGACTCTCTATATGTAAATATGAATGAGTTAGTAAATAAGTTTAACCCTAAAGATCCAGTACAGTTCTTAGATAAGATATGTCGTGAGCATTTCGAAAAAGTACTTGAGAAGTCGTATGCTACTCTAGCTAAGAAGATGAACGTTATGGAAAATCGTATGGAGATGGCTCGAGAAGTTATCGCTAATCGAGGTGTGTGGATTGCTAAGAAGCGGTATATTCTGAACGTACATAATAACGAAGGTGTACAGTATGCCGAACCTAAGATGAAGATGATGGGCGTAGATGCTGTGCGTTCTTCTACTCCTCAGGTATGTCGTGATAAGTTCAAGAAGATATTTAAAGTTATTATTGACGAAGGTGAAACTGCTACTCAGAAGTTTATTGCCGACTTTAAGAAGGAATGGAAGCAGCTGCCTCCTGAATCTGTATCGTTTCCTAGAGGGTGTAATATAGTTAAGAATGGTATTACTTGGGCAGACTCTAAGACTATCTATCGTAAAGCTTGTCCTATTCATGTAAGAGGAGCTTTACTCTATAATCACTATATTAAAGAAAAGGGCTTAGATAAGAAGTATGAACTAGTTAATAATGGTGAGAAGATTAAGTTCTGCTATCTTAAGACTCCTAACCCTATCAAAGAAAATGTTATTGGTTATACTAACGACCTCCCTAAAGAGCTTGACTTGCATCGATTTATCGACTATAATAAGCAGTATGAGAAGGCTTTCGTTGAGCCTATCAAACATCTACTAGATGCTCTTGAGTGGGATGTTGAACCTGTAGCTACGTTAGAGGATTTCTTTGGGTAATGTATAGTATGACAATCTTTAAGTCTCCGAGATGGTGGGATAAGGAGAATAGATATGTATATGATAACAAGACTCATCGCCGCATGGACTTTGAGTCATGGGATAAGTTTGTTAACTTTTTAGGTAAACTAAGTGAAAGGAAGCTAAATGGTAAGCAAGATGCTGAACTTATTACGCCAGCTATATTTAAACCTGATACTACTAGAAAGAACGAAAATGTCCTTGCTTGGGCTGGTTGGGCTGCTCTTGACGTTGATGATATTACGTTTGATGGGAATCTAGAAGATGAGCTTCGGAAACGGTTTGGTGATTGGAATTTCGTTTGTTATTCTACTGCTAGCAGTTCGGATGTTCTACCTAAGTTTAGATTGGTATTCCAACTTAGTAGCCAGATTGAGGCTGATAAAATACGACACTTTTGGTTCGCACTTAACTCTGAATTCAACGATCTTGGAGATCCGCAGACTAAAGATCTTTCTAGGATGTATTATATTCCTGCAGTTTACTCTAGCGCTAATAATTTCTTTTTTGTTAATAATGGCGAGCCGTTGGATGTTAACTACATACTTGCTAGATGGCCATACGATGATAGACGTGATGCTAAATCGTTTCTAGATAAGCTACCTGAGGCTTGGAGAGAGCAAGTAGTAGAGTATCGCAAAGGTAAGCTAGATAATACTTCCTATGTGTGGTCTAACTATCGCGATTGCCCTTTTGTAAATAAAAATCTTCTTAAAGAGTATGTAGGAATGTCCTTTACGGATGGTACAGGTCGTTATAGAATGATCTATAAACTTATGATCTCTATAGCTGCAAACGCTATTGAGAAACAGTATCCTATAACGTCTAGTCAGATAGTAGATTTAATAAGACAGATTGATAGAGAGACAGCAAACTTATATGAAAAACGACCTCTTGACTTAGAGGCTAACAATGCATTAGAGTATGCATATAAACATGGAGTTATACAATGATAGCAGGTAAAGTGTGGGGAAACACAAAGCTTATTGAAGCTAATGGAGCCCTAGAGTTTCATCGTATTGAAATGAAAAAAGGAGGAGTATGTTCTAAGCATCTTCATCGTTATAAATGGAATGGATTCTATGTAGAGTCAGGCATTATGCTAATTAGAACATGGCAAAGAGATTATAACTTGATCGATGAGACAGTAGTTGAAGCAGGCGAATATCATAAAGTAAAGCCAGGACTGTATCATCAGTTTGAGTGTCTAGAAGCTGGTGTGGCTTTTGAACTATATTGGGCGGAATTTAATCACACTGATATTGTAAGAGAGAATGTTGGATACCAAAAAAATACAAATCACATTACAGGTAAGCCTATAGAGACTGCATCTATTGATCGTAACTATAAAGGTTTCACTAGTAGTGATGATCCTTTATCAGTTGATAACATTGGTTGCTGATGATTACCGGAGTTACATTTTCAACGTTTGATCTTCTTCATGCTGGTCATATCGCAATGCTCAGAGAAGCTAAAGAGCATTGCGATTATCTTATCTGCGGCCTTCAAGTAGATCCAAGTATGGATAGACCTAATAAGAATAAGCCAGTTCAGACTCTTGTTGAGCGATATGTACAGCTAAGTGGGGTTAAATATGTAGATGAAATTATTCCGTATCAAACAGAGAAAGATTGTGAAGATATACTCTTGACATTTAACATCGATGTTCGTATAATAGGCGAAGAATATAAGAAAGCAGGTAGGTATACCGGTCGAGCGATATGTGCAAAGCGTGGTATAGAAATTTACTATAATAAACGTGATCATAATTTCTCCTCTAGTGATTTGAGAAATAGAGTATATAATAGAGAACTAATAAAGGATATCGATAATGTCGATTATGGACAAACTAAAAAAGAACAGTAAGATTAAGACATCAGAAGTCTTATCTGAATCTAAGTTCTTTACTGAGAAAGATATGACTCCTACAGATGTACCTATGGTAAATGTAGCATTGTCTGGATCTGTAGATGGAGGATTAGCGCCCGGTCTTACGGTACTGGCAGGACCCTCAAAGCATTTTAAGACCTCATTTGCATTACTGATGGCTGGTGCATATCTAAAACGCCATCCTGATGCAGTTATGTTATTTTATGACTCAGAGTTTGGTTCACCTCAATCATACTTTGAGCAGTTTGGTATTGATACTTCTCGTATTCTACATACACCTATTGCTAATGTAGAAGAACTTAAGTTTGATATTATTGCTCAGCTTGAAGCTATTGAACGAGATGATAATGTCATTGTTGTTATTGATTCTATTGGTAACCTAGCTTCTAAGAAAGAACTAGAAGACGCTAAGAATGAAAAGTCAGTAGCAGATATGTCACGTGCAAAAGCTCTTAAGGGTCTGTTTCGTATGTGTACTCCTTATCTTACTATGCGTAATATTCCTATGATTGCTGTCAACCATACCTATCAAGAGATTGGATTGTTCCCTAAAGCTATTGTAGGTGGAGGTACAGGTATCTACTATAGTGCAGATAATATCTGGATTCTGGGTCGTCAACAAGATAAAAAGGGTACAGAGATCCAGGGCTACCATTTTGTAATTAATGTGGAGAAAAGTCGGTATGTTAAAGAGAAGTCTAAGATTCCTATCACAGTGTCTTGGGATGGGGGTGTCCGTAGTTATTCAGGCTTGCTCGATTGTGCTCTTGCTGGCGGTTATGTTACTAAGCCTTCCAATGGCTGGTATGCTGCAGTTAATCAGAGTACTGGAGAGCTTGGATCTAAAGTACGGTACGATGTCACGCTTAGTAAGTCCTTCTGGGATCCAATCTTTAATGACACAGATTTTAAAGAGTTCTTAAAGAAGCAATATAGTATTGGTCATCAGTCATTAGTTAGTATGGACGAGATTGTGGAGGATGCTGATGGTTAAGATCCCTGGTATGTTACAAGAAAATGTAGATTATGAGTTAATACCAGGGGATGGAGAGCATTGGCATATTAGAGTTAAACAAGGCGATTATATCGAATCTGTTATAAGTTTCGGTAAGATTAGTATTGATGAAAACTCAGATCAACTTAGATTTGACTTTAATCTTATTTTCACTCCAGACCCAGATTTAACAATTGAAGACTTGCACTTACAGAAGTTTGCCGGTAAAATATTAGAGAGTATATTAGTTAACAATTTAAACGAAATGGAAAAGAATGAGCAATAACTTAGAGCAGCTAGTACTGCGTCATCTTCTCATAGATGAAGACTACATGCGTAAGGTACTACCGTTCGTTAAACCAGATTATTTTCAAGGAGTAACTAGACAACTATTCATTGAGATAGGTAAGTTTGTCGCTAAGTATAATAAGCTTCCTACTAAAGAAGCATTTAAGATTGAGATTGAT